TCAAATATGAATGGATATGTGTATATGGTGTCAATGTTGCAGACGAATAAAAACCGCACCCAACTTGCTGTGTAAATATAATATTTATGGCAGTGGTTTTTAAAATCGTCGTCTTCCCTGCTTTATTTGGTGCGGATATAATCATGTTTTTATCAAAAGAAGAATTATTTTTAATGGGCGACTCATTTACGAGCGCGGGGTAACATTGCTCCTTGAATACACATTTTGATTCTGAACTGATTGCGCCATAAGAAACTACTCCCCTATCTATGTTCTCACTCACACCTATCATATTATTAATATATCCTTCAAACCCAGCTGCATAACGTAGCGCACTTTCATATTCAGACTTAGAGTAAAGACTATAATAGCATTTTAATAAATCTCCGAATTCACTGAATTTTGATACAGAGTTAGAGAACGGCATAATAGACGCAAGTTCAGACTCCATTAATAGTAACCAATCACGGTGTTTTATAACATCTTGGCAAAATGATTCATATGATGAATATTTTGTAGCAATCGCCAAAAACGACTCCATGCTTCGAATAGAATATTGAATTTGTCCTCTAATATCTATGAGCGACCCGTTTATTTTTTTAACATTATGATAGAATCGATGACATATATTGACATTTTGATAAATCTGTAATCCATATAGCGAAAATGTAATTAATAAATATACCACTTTATCCCAACTAATCGATTTCATACTAGAAAGCGCTTTCCCAATAAAGTGGTTTTTTGCAAGTGTTGTTAAAATCTCATAATATGTTTCAAAGTTTATTGGTATGCCCTGTATTTTAAGTAGAATAAACGGGAATATAAGGAAAAATATGGGTATTAAAAAACTCATAATTGGCGATGCGACGTTTAAAAATGATACTATCTGTAAAAATGCTGTAGATTCGTTAAGATATTTTAACATATCCCAATCCATATAACCGTACTTCTCTAAAAAAAAGTCGTCGCATTTAATCTCTTTCCATAGACCGATATATTTTTCACAATCTATTTCGCCAGCACCAACCGTATGCTTATATGTTTTCATTTCGGCCAGTAGTTCTTTTGTTTCATTTAAATACTCTACGTTTGTGGTGTATTGTTTTTTCCAATTATCTATCATTTCCTTAGCAAATTGGTGTTTTGGATTAAATAAATATTCATACATGGACGGACTTTGACGATTCTCATTATTTGTGGCCAACTCCAAATCGTCGCATACAATATCAGATAGTGAAAATAGACACGATGCGTCTAAATAACTGATAGGCAATTTAAAATTAGTATGAATGACGTCTTTGGTTGCAACTATTTTTTTGGGTTCAATAACTGGTTCAGGAACAACGGTTTCAATAAAACCAGCTGGTCTGAGTTCTATAGACAGGGTTTTCATAATATGTGTTTTATTTATTTTATCTAGTTCGTTGTGAACACTCGTTTTTAACATATTCATAAAGTCAGACATTTTATAATGTTTACATAAAAAATATAAACATTATAAACGAGTTTTTGGCATTATACTGCCTTTGTCAAAATAAAATCCATGTTATTGTTAACTATAAACGTATTTTGCAAATTATCAATATCAGCGTATTGTGTTTTTAACCATTTATATTTAATGTCTTCGTAATCTTCTAATATTCTTGTAATATTAACATACATATCCGACGGTAAACAACAAACGTATTGACTCGGACGGATTTTATATGGTCTTGGGAAAACTGCAGCGATTTCATGTTTTTTTAGACAATATTTGATAGGACAATCTAAGATATTTGTTTCCAAATATTTTGGAACAGTCACTAAGCAAAATTCGACGTGCATTTTGTTATTGTTATTGTTGTCGAATGTGCTTCAATTTTTCACACATAACAATATTCTAAACGCCGACCCTAATGGGTCGGTGTCTGTGAATGTTGTTAGGCAACGTTACTTTGTAACCGAAAGGTTACAAAGGGTTAAGGAGAAAAATCCGCAGGTAGTTCATTAATTGTTATTTTATAGTAATTTTCAATAGAGCGAATTGAGTTAATATCGCGCTTTGTAATGAAATTAATCGCTAGACCCTTTCGCCCCCATCGCCCGCTTCTGCCAATCCTATGTAAATATGTATGAACATCGCTAGTAATATCAAAATTAATAACTGTCGCTACTTGCTGCACGTCGATTCCTCTTGCAGTAATATTTGACGAAATCAATACACGAAATCCGCCATTACGAAAGTTACGAAAAGTGGCATCTCGCTCCGATTTATCCATGGAACTATGTATTGCGCAAACAGAAAATCCTTCATCAGACATTGCTTGATACAAGTCAATTACCCGCTTCACGCTATTACAATAAATAATACATTGGTTTACGCTAATCATTTCAAATAATCGTTTCAACATATCATATTTAAAATGGTCATTTTGAACAGCAACAAAATACTGTTGAATGCATTCCAAATTCAATTCCTCCTTTTTCATCGTGATTTTTACTGGCTCGCGCATAAATTTATGTGCTAAAGTTATAATTTCATCTGGCATGGTTGCACTAAAAAGCGCGACCTGAATATCCTCATTAAAATATTGGAAAATATTGTAAATTTGCTCTTTGAACCCATGAGACAACATTTCATCTGCCTCGTCTAGCACAAATAACTTTACGGTGGAAATATTAATGTTTTTTCGTCTCACCATGTCGTAGATTCGACCAGCGCAACCAACAATTATTTGTGGCGGATTATTTGCAATATCTTGAGCATCCTGCTGCACAGCCGTCCCCCCAATAAGCGTTTTTACAACGAGTCCTTCCATGCACGAACCTAGACTTGTTATCACATTCGTGGTTTGTTTTGCCAATTCGTGCGTCGGTGAAATAATAACTGCCTGCAAAACCGGAATAGATGAATCGACTATTTGTAGCGCACTAATAGAAAATGTTCCTGTTTTGCCGCTTCCAGATTGCGCCTGGGCAATGGTATCTTTTCCATTTATAATTGGCAATATTGCTTTTTTTTGTATTTCACTCGGGTTTTCAAACCCATATGAATAAATGCCTCGCAATAATTCCGTTTTTATCTGAAAATCATCCCAAGTTTGTATTGTTATGTTTCCTGATTCATCGTTTGTTGTGATTTCTGCTGACATTACAGTTTAATCACGAAATGTTTCTATACCTATTCATAAATATATAATAATCTAAAAACATAATAAATAAAGGTCTGTTATTGTTATTAGGATGTCAGCAGCGATATATAATTTAGATAGTTATAAAGATATCGTATTTTCTGGGTTTGACTATAAATTGACAAGTGACGTTGCGTCTATTATAAGCAAATTATCGAGCGAATTGGGTATTGTGTCTGAGCCTACAAATTCAATTTCGGATAAACCGCGACAATTTAAGCATCGAGCAGGCGCATCTTCACGTAGACCTAAACAAGAAGAAGAACAATGGGAAAAGATAAAGGCATTTAAAACAACCAAAATCGAACAAAAGGAGGGCATTGAAAAGTTAATTAACGATATTCGCATTTGTTTAAATAAAATTTCCATTAAAAACTATGACACACATCGTGATTCGATAATGCAACATATCCGACAAATTGTAGACTCTGATAATGAAAATGCGGGTGACTTGGGGCAAATTACTAAGGCTATTTTTGATATAGCAAGTTCTAATAAATTTTACTCAGATATATATGCTAATTTATATAAAGAACTTGCTAATGAGTTTCCGATTTTTAATGAAATACTTGGTGGATTTATAAATGATTATGTAAATGGCATTCAAAATATCCAATATTTTGACCCAAAGGTCGATTATGATAAATATTGTGATAATAATAAGGAAAATGATAATCGAAGGGCAATGACTGCATTCATCGTAAATTTAGCTAAAAATGGGATTTTGAAAAATGAGCAGGTGATTGGAATCATAATTCAATTAGAAGAATTGGTATTAAAATACATTGATGAATGTGAAAAGACAAATGAAGTTGAGGAAATAACAGAAAATGTTTTTATTTTTGTTATAAAGTCATTAGAGAGCATGTCAACTAATGAGGGTTGGAATGTCGTCATAGAAAATATTACGGCATGTTCACAGTCAAAACCTAAGGAGCACCCTAGTATGACGAGCCGCGCATTGTTTAAATATATGGACATTTTAGACTTTATCAAGAAAAATAAACCATAATTGAGAGAATCACATAATTTCTACTTCCAATAGAAATTATGAAACCGTCCAAATAACTAATATATTACTAAGGCAAAATACTACATAAAAATAAAAATAAAAGATGTATATATTACATAAATGGTAAAATCAAAAATCGAATCAACTATTGACTATTCTGAAAACAGAGACGTAGATAATGATGATTTAGAACATCCATCTGCTCGTTATAAATATAAACTTCACGGCATTGACATAGAGATTGTTTTGGGTGTCGTGCGGCATACTTATTCCAAATATAATATTGTTTTTTATCCAATTTATTTAGTATTTGGAGATGAAATAGATTCTAAAATTGGCATATTTGAAGTAGAGAGTAGTAAATCCCTGGAAATAATAGATGAAGACGGTGACGTAGATTTAAAAAAGGGAAAAATTTGCATGTTTGAAAGCGTTAGTGAGTCACATTTGAGAAAACTTGTTTCTGACTACGAGAAGGAACGTAGTTTCCAAGAATCGCAAGGAAACGAACATGACGAAGAAAAAAAGACTGAAATTGAGGAAGTGACAGATAATTTACCTAAGGTAGATGAAATGACCAATAAACCAAAGCCAGTCAATGATGTATTTAATTTAGATATCCCTGCGGGCGAAAATAAAAATCAAACAGCAGATAAGGTATTGGGCGATGGAATATTTACAGAAAATGGCGAAACTCCGCCACCAATGTTACCAGAAGAAACCGCAAAGGATACTGAAAAAATGCAAGCCGATTTTATTGAGTCAGATAAAAACGAATGGATAGAGAAGTTTACGCAAAATAATAATTTTAAGATACAAGATAATGAAGGCAATGGAGACTGTTTTTTTGCAGTTATTAGAGATGCGTTTAAACAAATCGGTAAAGACACCACTGTGGAAAAACTCCGTGCACTATTATCAAAGAATGCATCTGACGAAATATTTCAACATTATCGTACGCTGT